AGGAGGAATGAGGATGAATAAGCCTGCCGAAGAATTGATACAGAGATTAAAGGAACCGGATTATAAATATTACGGATGCGAGCTATCAAGAGGCGAGGCAGAATTGGCAATATCCGCACTCACTCAGCAATTAAATAACAGATGGATACCAGTATCAGAGAGATTACCAGAAGAAAACGGACATTACCTTGTGACATACCACGAATGGGGCAAGGGAGAATACCTACCAGAATTTGATTTTACTTGCGTGAAGATACTTAGATTTTATCATGGAGAGTTTAAGATGCCTGTATGCTGTAATGACAAAATAGAGCAGGATATAGGCAGAGAAGTTTTAGCATGGCGAGAACTGCCGGAGATATGGAAGGAGGTATCTCCATGACAGAACAGCTCTTAGAATGGTTATATTCCGACATTGATGAAGCCATAGATTTTGAATATAAGGAGGATAAGGATGCAGAGAGAAATTAAGTTCAGAGGGCAAAGAGTACATACAAAGGAATGGTTGTATGAATATACAGACGAATTAGAGGTTATCGGTAATCCAGTAATTTAATAGAAGAATTAAAACAAATCAAAGAAGAAATAAGTTAAAGATAGAAAGGAGGATAAGAGATGGCAAGAACATCAAGTAAAGATACTTTAACAAAACCGCAAGAAATATTTATACAGGAATTGTTAAAAGGAAATACCCAAAGACAAGCTTATCTAAAAGCTTATCCTTCTAAGAAGAAATGGAAGGAAAATAGCATAGATGCAGCTGCAAGTACATTGTTCAAAAATGATAAGGTTCGTAAAAGGTATGAACAACTTTTAAACAACATGAGAGAAAAAGAACAAGAAAAGACCATGTGGACAAGAGAACAATCCATTGAAACATTACGTTATGTTATAGATGTAAACAAGAAGGATTTAGAACGAATAAACAAGGCTTTCGAGGAAGAGTTAGAAGTGTTACAAAAGCTAATGATGGAAGACCCAGAGAAAGCCCCTCTATATCTACAGCAAATACTTAAACAAAGAAAGTCAAGAAGAGCATCTCAAGTAAATAATAAAGGTATAACAGATGCAGTGGCAGAATTAAACAAAATGCAAGGATTTAACGAAGAAACAATAAACATGAATGGAACGGTTATATTTACCGGGGAAGAGGAGCTTGAGGATTAAGTAACTAAAAGGGCGGCAACTGAATGAGCGAAGTTGTAGGGGCGATTAATGAATATAAAATACTGCAGAATGAAAGAGATTATATAGTAGTAAACACTAATGGAAAGTATGAAAATCATGGACACTTTAAAAAGCTATCAACCTGTTATGTTATTATTAGACTATTACAAAGAAAAATAATACCAAGAAGTACTTACTTATTAGAAGCGGCAAGAAGGATAACAACAGATTCTCAATATAAACAAACACTTGAATTGAAACAAAGGAAGAATAAACAAAGACAAAGATATTTCAATTCAAATAAAGGGGTGAGGAAGAGGTAATGGAATACACAGTATGTTTATTTGTAGGGGCCTTAATCGGAATTATGCTAACGCGTCTTGTTTCTATATCAAGGAATGATGACCGTGGATGAATTAAAAACTAAAAAAAGCTTACCTAAACTAATAGGTAAAGGATATAAGAAGTTTTGGAATTTCAAAGGACGTTACAGAGTGCTTAAAGGAGGCAGAGGCAGTAAGAAGTCTACAACCGCCTCTTTCTGGTTTCCATATAATATGATGAAGTACTGGCATACTTATGGATTAAAACCTTGTACACTCGTAGTTAGAAGGTATTACAATACACATAGAGATAGTACCTTCGCTCAACTTAGATGGGCTATAAATAGAATGGGAGTTTCCCATCTATGGAAAGCAACAAAATCTCCTCTTGAATTAACCTACATACCTTCAGGACAAAAGATAATGTTCAGAGGATTAGATGACCCTCAGTCCATAACATCTATTACAGTAGAAGACGGCTACTTATGTTGGGTATGGTGGGAGGAAGCTTTTCAAATAACTAATGAGGACGACTTCAATAAGGTTGATATGTCTATTAGAGGAGAAATGCCTGAACCATTATTTAAACAGCATACCTTTACGTTTAACCCTTGGAGTGAAAAGATATGGCTCAAGGGACGTTTTTTTGATAAGGTGGCCGGAGATGGAGTAAGTAAAGATGGAGATATATTAGCACAAACAACGACTTATCACTGTAATGAATTCCTTGGAGAAGACGATATCCGAATATTCGAAAAGATGAAAGAAGAGAATCCTCGAAGATATAGTATAGAGGGGCTTGGAGAATGGGGTATCGCAGAAGGACTCGTATTTGAGAATTGGCAGGAACTTGACTTCGATGCTGAGTATATGAAACGTCAACTTGATAGAGACGACTCCCCTAAATATAGACAACTTCACGGAATTGACTTTGGATATACCAATGACCCTACAGCATTTATTGCATTACTGGCCGATGAGAAAGAGAAGAAGATATTCATCTATGACGAAGTGTACAAAACCCATATGAAGAACAAGGATATATATACAACATTAAAGTATAAGGGATTTGAAAGAGCAAGAATATGTGCAGACTCGGCAGACCCTAAAACAATTGATGAATTAAAAGACCTTGGATTATATAGAATGTTCGGAGCAAAGAAAGTCAAGGGTTCTGTTAAAGCAGGAATACAAAAGCTCCAAGATTACAAGATATATGTTCATCCATCATGTGTTAATACTATAGTAGAATTAAGTAACTATGTATGGGCAACAGATAAGGATACTGGGAAGCCAACTACTGACCCAATAGATGAATATAACCACTTAATGGATGCTCTGAGATATGCAACTGAAGAACTGAATTCTACTAACTTTAGCTGGTAATTCAGGTGACCTAATATATGAGGAGGTCAATAAAAACCTTGTACAAACGATTGTACAAAGCTGGTTTTTCAAGTTGTTAACTATAATAATCGTTAAACAACTAAGTTCTATATAATAATAAGAAAAGGAGGTAGATACCATATGTTTTTCAATAATTATCAAACTACTGCAATGATGGATATTAAAAACAAGATAACTAAGCTGACCAGTCTTAGAAAGCCACAGCAGGAGTTTTTGTTTTCAATTATTAACGAATGGCAAGACAGTGAGAAGCGAAAGTTAATGCTCAAAGCCCAAGACTATTATATGAATGATAATGACATCAAGGATAGGAAGCGTTACTATATAGATAGAAAGGGTGTTAAACAAGAAGTTACCAATCTAAGTAATAGTAAGCTTGCCCATCCATTCATGCGTAAGTTAACAAATCAGAAAGTCAATTATTTACTTAGTAAGGAATTAAGCATCCAATGTGATGACGAGGACTTCTCAAATGCTTTGGCCGAATATATTAACAAAAAATTCTTAAAGATGTTAAAGAATGTCGGAAGAGATGCTATTGTTAATGGAATCGCTTGGGTACAGGTATATTACAATAATTTAGGACAACTAAGCTTTAAAAGAATACCATCAGAGGAGATTATTCCATTCTGGGCAGATGCAGACCACACTATATTAGAAGCTGTATTAAGAGTTTATTCTATCGCCAGATATTTACCTGATGGGGTAAAGAAAGAAGTTGTAAAAGTAGAATATCATACTACACAAGGGGTTTGGTATTTCATAAAGGGAGATAGAGGACTTAAACCTGACCCGGATAAGGATGAAGGACTTAGAGGTCACTTTATTATTAGTCAAGAGGTAAAAGATGAGGATGGGCAAGTGCGGGTAGATGATGACGGAAACCCAATGGTTCAGAATGTTGAAGCTACGTGGGAGAAAGCACCTTTCGTAGGATTCAAATATAATGCTGAGGAAATTAGCTTGTTAAAATGGGTTAAGTCGCTTATCGATGACTATGATATAAACACTTCAGATACTTCAAACAACCTGCAGGATGTTCCAAACAGTATCAAGGTTGTTAAGAACTATGATGGAACAGATAAAGGTGAATTCGTACAAAACCTTGCTACATTTAGAACAGCTTTCGTATCCGGAGATGGTGATATGACTGCAGTAGAAACCAAGATGGACATTGCAGCAATAGATAGTCATCTAAATAGATTACGTAAAGATATCTACGAAGCAGGAAGTGGTGTAGATACACAGGAAGTAAGTCTTGGTAATGCATCAGGAGTAGCCCTTAAATTTAGATATGCTGACCTTGATAGCGATACAGATGATATGGCCAGTGAGTTTGCAGCGGCCCTTGAGGAACTAATATGGTTTATTAAAGTAGACTTATTAAACAAGGGTATTGGAGATTTCACAGAAACGACTTTCGACATTATCTTTAATACAGACAGTATAATCAACGAACATGAAGTTATTGAAGATACAAAGAACAGTGTTGGAATAATTAGTGATGAAACAATAGTAGCAAATCATCCATGGGTAACAGATACTCAACAAGAACTGGATAGACTTGCAAAAGAGAAAGAGGCCAAGATGGCGGAAATGCAAGAGCTAATGAAACAACAGAATCCAGACTTTGGTGATAATGAGGATAACTTGGGGGATGAAGGAGCCGGTGAAGGTGGTGAAGAATAATGCCAAAGCTACCAAGCAAAGAGTATTGGGAAAGGCGTTCAGAGCTAACACTAATACAAAATGAAAAATCAGCTCTACAATATGAG